AATTTTAGCAATATTATTAGAATGTTTTATGAAATTGTTTGTCGCATGATTGCCTGTTAAATATAATAATCCAAAATCCAAATTTTTAATTTGAGGATTAATAATATTCATAAATGTATCAAAATTTTTTACATTTGGAAATGTGAATTCAGTATCATCTTCAAGTATTAATACATTTGTATATTTGTTTTCCAAGCATTTTTCTATGATCTTATAATGACTTAACATACAACCAAGAGAACCCAAGCGATATTTATTTTCATCACCATTCGTTTTTTTGAACCATCCAGGAATGTCTTTTATGTAATTTTTATTCCACGTTTTTAAATCTTCTTCTGTTGCTTGAATAGCATTAAAAAATTCATAATTTTCTATTCCTACTCTTTTTAGTTCCTTTGTTATATTCTCTCTTCTATCTATTCTATGTTGTAAATTTATAATATAAACCTTGTCAATAATCATTATTAATATACTATATATTTATTTTTAACATTTATAATTAATTAATTATTTTATTATTAAAATATAATGCAGATTTATCCAATTCGTTTAGGAATTACATTAGGTATAATTTGGGGTTTTTGTGTATTATCATTAGCATTTCTTGCCAATAAAGAATATGGAATGCCATTGTTTCATATGATTTCACAAGTTTATGTAGGTTGTAGTCAAAAAGACACATTATCTAAATTTATATGTGGTATTATGGGTTTTATTGATGCGTTTATATTCGGTATAATCATAGGATATCTCTATAATTTTCTTTCTATAAAATATTAATTAAAAATTTCAATAAAACTGTCTAATAAATATACGTCACCCATATTATTATGAATGATTGTTTGAAATAAATTTATTTTTTTTATATCGAATTTATTTTCATAGATAAAATATTTAAAAAATAATAAAATAAATTCTCCATTTGAAATTTTATATTTTTTTATAAGTTTCTCAAGATTTTTTTTATTTATTGATTGTCTATTTAATTGGTTTAAAAGTTTTAAAAACGCTTTTTTATCAAAAATAAAATTTATGTGATTTGTTTGTATATAATTAATCATGCTTCTAATATCTGTATTATAGTGGTTCCTTATTGTTTCTAATTTGTCTTTATTTATTTTTATATCTTCTTTTTCACAAATCATTGTTAAAAAATTATGAATCCCCCTTGGATCTAAGTTATTAAATTTTATTACCATTAATTTATATCTTATTTGGGGTATTATTTTGCTAATATAATTACATATTAAACAAAAATGCGTATTTTTAAAATCTTTTAAAATATATTGTAACGCAAATTGTGCGTTTTTTGTCATATAATCCACTTCATCTAATATAATAAACTTCTTTGTATCTTTAAACATTGATTTTGAATTTACAAAATTAAAAATATTTGTACGGATTGTTTCCACACCTCTTTCGTCAGATGCATTTAAATGAATTACATTACTTTTATAATCCATTTTTTCGTTATATTTTTTTATTATATTCATTATAGTTGTTGTTTTACCTGTACCAGGTGGTCCATATAATATCATATTATACATATTCTCTCCTTCAATCATATTTTCAATTAACGTTTTATTTTCTTGATTTAATATTATATTTTCAAAATGAAGGGGTCTATATTTTTCAACCCATGGTATATCCATATTATATTATATTTAAAATTGATTTTAAATGTTATTCATTATATAACAATAATGGAACTTCATCAAAACACAGAACCTGGTTATTTGTCTTTATTTATTGGACCTATGTATTCTGGAAAAACAAGTAAACTAATTGAAATATATAATCAATATCAATATTGTGATATGAATGTTATGGTTATTAATTATAATGAAGATACTAGATATACAAATAAATCATTACTGTCAAATCACAATAAGGTAATGATACCTTGTATATGTGTGAACGAATTAAATGACATAAAAAAATATTATAGTGAAAAGTTGAAAGAATCGAAGGTGATTATTATCAATGAAGGACAATTCTTTAAGGATATTGTAGAATGGGTAAAAACGTTTTTATCATCACCACACGATAAGATTATATATATATCTGGTTTAGATGGTGATTATAAAAAAAACACATTTGGAAATTGGTTGGAACTTATTCCTCACGCAGAACATGTAGAAAAATTAAAATCTATATGTATGATGTGTAAAAAAAAGAAGGCTCCATTTACGTGTAGATTATCAAAAGAAACAGAACAAAAAGTAATTGGTACAGATATATATAAGGCATTATGTCGACAATGCTATGATACATTATAAAAAACTATATAAATAAATTAAAATTATTATAACAATGCCTATTCCAAAAAAAAGAGGAAGAAAACCTAAGGGGGGTAAAATAATTTATAACGATATGAATAGTGATAATAAAGAAGAAGAAGATACAAACATAATATTACATTTAAAGTGTAGAACGAGTGATTTAGAAAAATTAACAACAAATTATATTAAACCATTTGAAAAAACGAATAAATATGGCGAATTTTGTGAAGACATTGAAAAACCAGTAGTTCAAGAGAGTAATTTAAAGAATAAAACACAAAATTTAGCATATAATTTGCATAATAATATTATAAATAAGTTATCATCGTGTTTTTGGTGTACATATTCATTTGAAAATCAACCTTATTATATACCTAAAAATATATTAAATAAAGAATATCAATGTTATGGTTGTTTTTGTAGTCCAGAATGTGCAACATCTTTTTTATTTAAAGAAAATATAGAATCTTCTTTTAAATTTGAGAGATATAATCTATTAAATAGTTTGTATAATGAAAATGGTGGAAATATAAAACCTGCACCTGATCCATATTATACGTTAGAAAAATATTATGGAAATTTAACAATTGAAGAATATAGACAATTGTTAAAGAATGATAAACTATTATTGATAATTGATAAACCTATTAGTATAATATTACCAAGTTTACATATAGAAAATAATTCAATGAATGATAACATTACGAATGATACTAAATTTGTAATGAGAAAAAATTCAATACAAAAAGATAAAAAAAAAATTGTGGATGAACATTTTGGACTATAATTAATTACCAAATACAGTAATCATATGACTAAAATTATTCGTTGAATTATCTTGTATTGAATAGTTAAAACCTGCATTATTTTTTGATATATCAAATAGTCTTGAATTAGTATCAAATAACGTAAAGGTTACAGTATAATTAGTATCTTCACGAATATCATCAAATAGATATTCATAATCAACCTGTGTTTGGTCCGTATTTGTTGTAGTTAAATACCAGTAACCACCTTGATAAGACATTTCTGTATTTATAATTGAATTACTTGTATCAACATCAGTTATGTTCCAAATCCATGTAGCATTGGAAAAGGGATAAATACTTATTTTATTATTTCTATATATTTTTCCTTCAATATATATATCACCTGATATATCTATTGATTCTCCAATCGATAGATTATTTGTAGACAAATCATTTATTGTTCCTACTTTTGAAGATATAGAATTTGATATTGTTATATCATCTGTAGTAATATTACCAATTGTTCCTGTTAATGAACAAGTCATACTATTTGTTGTTAGTGTTGATATTGTTCCTGTAGAAGTTGTTAGTGTTGATATTGTTCCTGTAGACGAATTGATTGTATTATTTGTTAAATAGGTTATATCAGAATTCGACGAATCAACTGTATTTGTATAAATTATATTAGCATTAATAGTATCATTTGAAATTATTTTAGGGCATCTTAATTCTTCAAGGACATCAACATCTGTCTTAAATGTAGCAGTATTATCAACAGAGAGATTACCTGGACAGCGCCCTTTTATAATATCTAAATTTCCTAATGTTGTATTACATATATTTTTATGTGTTTGTTTCATATAACAATTCTTATTTGAATAATAATCCTTATAATTGTTTGATAAGTTATTCATATATATATTCAATTAAATAAAGGTCGTTGGTTATTTTCTATAATAAGAGGATTCGGTAATATAACTTTATTTCTTTCAAAAAATTCAACATAATTAGGTGTTTTCTGGATTGGATTAAAGAAATTATTTTTTTGATGATTCTCTAAATCTACTGAATGTGTGCCTCTTAAATAAGATTCTACATCAACCGCATTTTTTGATAGTTCAGAACTAGGTACATAAGAAGGAAGATAAAGATCAGGTAAGGAGCAAAACTGGTTATTACCAAATTCTTTAAATTGTAAATAATTATTTATTTTTTTATCTTGTAATTTTTCTAAATCATAATTTCCTTGAGTATTTTTATTTCTTGTTGATGTCATTACATTAATTATTTATTATTTATTTTACAGAAAAATTTATGGAATTTATGAAAATAGTCAAAATTAAGCATAGATAAAAAAATAATTTCATCATCAGGAGTTTCATCTAAATAAGAAAAAATGTTTGTATTTAAACATTCGTTTTTATATGTATCAAAAAAAGGAATAAAATCTTGTTCTTTCATACATACATTATATAATTCATTCGTTTTTTTTTTCATTGTTTTTTCGTCCCAATTATCCATTTGAAGGGCATCTAACAATTGTATTCTATACATTTCATCTTGATCTTCTGGATCATGAAGATTATATGTACACACAAACGTGCAATCCATAATCTAAATAATTACATATCTTTATATACTTTACGTTTTCTAGAAGGCGCACCCCCTCTAGTCCATTTTGGATCAGCAACTTCTTCAACAAGGTGTCCTGGATTATCTATAGTTGCCTTAATATTTTCTAGTAAGGGTGTGTTATTGTATTTAATATAACATTCTTCACTTGAAGGATTCAACGATTTTTTATTTTCATTTAACATACTATGTTGTACTCTAGATTCAACAAGAGGATTCATCGGACCACTTCCTAGATAAGGAACAGATAAATATGGTCTCTGTAATAACATAATTCTCTCTTTATCTCTAGATAAATTTGTTAATAATAATTTAGAACCATCATCAACATAAGCACTGGCAACCCCTCCTTCTAAACTTCCGTTGTAGTTTATATTTGGTTGAGAGATAGAGAAGTTTCTTGCTTTTTTCATATTTAATTCTGGTTTAAATTCAGAAAGCATATAATTGGCATTTCTGGTATTTTGAAGATTTAGTTGAGATTCGTCGCAGAAGTCATTTCCTATTCTTGAGTTTTCATGAAAAGTATAATCAAAAACATTAGACATATACAATCATAATATATTTTATTATAATATGAATGTACCGAAAGATATAAAATTATATAATAAAATTAAAACAAAAATAAATAAAACTCAAAAACCAAGTGCCTATAGAAGTGGTAATATTGTAAAAACTTATAAAAAAAGTTTTGAAAAAAAATATGGAAATAAAAGTCCATATTTTGGAAATAAAACAAAAAAGAAGGGTTTAACACGTTGGTTTAAAGAAGAATGGAAGAATCAAGTCGGAAAGATAGGTTATAAATCAAAATCTGATATCTATAGACCTACAAAAAGAATTACTAAAAAAACGCCAATCACTATTCATGAATTAACAAATGACCAAATAGATAAGGCTAGAAAACAAAAATATAAAAAAGGGAGAGTAAACCGTTTTTTAAGAGGAGGTAGAAGTGATGGATTTAATCCTAATTTAACACCTTATGAAATATTTAAATTAGGAAGTTTTGGTGGAACCTATTGGAGACCTATACAATCAAAATTTTATAAGTCAAAATTAAGAAATCAACATAAAAAATATAATTGGAAATTAGATGATTCTATAATGACTTGCGAAACGTATGATGTAAATAAAAATAAATATAAGGTAAAGGTTGGAACAGATTTAGATTTTTGGGAAGATAAGGGTTGGATAAAAAAAGAACATCCTTATGGTTGGGTTCAATGGTATAGTGAATATAGTGATGGTAAAAGAAGCAGTGATGATGAAAGACAAATAAATAGATGGAAAAAAATTGCTGGTAAAAACGGAAGATTTATGAGATTTTTAGTAACACAAATTATTAAAAGCAAAAAAAAATATAATGATGAGAGTGTAAGTCCTAAAATACGACAAGTTTTACAACATTGGGGATATAAATTAACAAAAAAAGATTTTATATTTGAATGTCGTCGAAGAAATCTTAAATGCCAAGATGCTTCATAATTTTATTTAGTTTTTCATCAATAGTATCTAAAGTTGTTTTTTTTGTTGTTAAATTTTCTAAAAATCCATTTAATTCATTATTTTCGATTGAATCAAATGTAACTTTTTTTTCTACTTTTTCGTCAATTTTCAATTTATTTGTCATTGGTTCGAATATATCATTATCTCTTGATTCCAACGTTTTTTTATATAACTCATCAACATCTTCTTGGGGTTTTATATCAAGTTCAAAGTTTATACTTTCTGGTTTTTTTGTATGAAGTAATTCTTGGAATTCATTTTCCTTTTTTACATATTTGTCTTTTAATTCTTTATTGTTAGAATTTCTAATTTCTTTATTTGTATAAGGATTATGTAATTTTGATATTTTTTTTACAATATTTTCTAAAAATAATTTATTTTTTTCATTTAATGAAATATTTATATTTTCTAAAGAAATAAATTCATCTTCAAATAATTCTTTTACTTGAGGAGTTTTTTCATTTGATATATTAGAAAAAAACCCTCCCTCATACAATAATTTCCATAATAACCCTTTATTTTCATTGTTTGTAAAATGGTTCATAATATTCTTAATATTCTTTCTTTATATTATATTATGGAATATAAAGGTACTTGTAGCGTAAATGCTGATTCAAGTATATATAGTTGCTATAGTGAAGAAGCATTAATAAAAATAAAAAATTTATGGAATAAAAAATACCCACACGATAAAATAAAATTTAATGATGGATATAACATATGGAATTCTTTAAAAACTAAAATGAAAAATACGTGTGACAATGAGAGATGTTGGTTAAATAAAAAATTTATTTCTAGTGGTTTACCTTCAGAAATTTATAATTATACATTTGCACCAGATGAACCAACTGATTGGAAAGAAAATAAATGGTTGTCTACTGAAGATATTGATATTGTTATGAATCATTATGAAAAAAAATACAAAGATTTTTCATTTTTAGGACCAAGTCCGATTAATTTTGATGAAAAAGATGAAGATGGAGATTACGTTTGGGAAGAATTATATAATTTTGATATAAAAAAATATTTAAAAAAAGGAAAAAAAAATATAGGTATTGTTTTTAATACTGATAGACATGATGGAGAAGGAGAACATTGGGTTTCTATGTTGATTCAACTAAAGAAAGATCCTTTTATTTTTTATTTTGATAGTACTGGAAATAATCCTCCAATTGAAATAAAAAATTTTATAGAAAAAGTAAAAAAACAATTTGAAGAGTTAAATATTGATATTTCAATAATTCAAAACAAGGTTAAACATCAAAAAAAAAATACAGAATGTGGTATATATTGTATATTTATGATTACAAACTTAATACAAGATAAACTAACATATAAAAACCTATGTGATAAAAAAAACATTATAAGCGATAATAAAATGAAAGAATATAGAAAGGTATTCTATTCAATTCAATAAGGGTTGTCTTATAATTTGAAAATTTTTTATTTTATTATTTATAAATTTATTTAGAGGTTCTATCGTTCTACACTCTTGAACGAATATCATATCATTTGGGTTTGAACGAATATCATATATTGTATTTAATTCATCTTTTTTTTTAAAAAATTCAATCATATTTTCAAGATAATCATAATATATTTCTTTTACAATATTGTTTTCAAATATATTATTCATATTGTTTGAAAAACTTTCTTCAATTCTCTCTTTATATAATTTTATATCTTCATCTGTAATTGTGTTTTTTTTATTTGTAACTTTGATATTCTTAGATAGTATCATATCATAATTCATATTATATAGTTATAATATTAAACATTTTAAAATATATTTTATAATGAAATTAAATGAATTACCTGATACTTTATTACTTGGTATAAATGAATATTTATTCACTGATGATTATTATTATTCTATACAAAATTTAAAAAGGAGGGCGAGAGATATTTATAGATTTTCTATTGTAACAAAAATACCACAAAATCTCTCTTCAATAAAAAAACAAATATATCTCTTAAATAAATATTATAAATACAATGATGATTATGAATGGTATTATTATAATTTTCATTTGAAAAATAAAATAAAAGATATATTACCTCATCCTATTTTGGTTGATATATTATTTTCTGGTTGTTATTTGCCATATGCCTTGCATTCACAACCATATTTTACATTTAAAGATTTAAAAGAGTGTATTCAATTATTTCCTAATTCTATTCATTCTGACTTTGGAAGATTACGTTGTCAGTATAATATTAAACCTATTCACGCAGCATGTATAAATACACATATTCCAATTTCTACTATTAAATATTTAATTGAAAATGGTTCTGACATTAATAGTAAAATATTAATAAATAATGAATATATTCATATCTTAGATATTGTAGAATATAATAGTTATCCATATAGTTATTCTAGAGATGTTCGAATAAGAGATTTATTAGTTTCTTACATCGAATAATTCATTTCTAGTATGATTATTCCAATAAGATTTTTGTAATTTATTACTATCTGGATTAAAATCATTAAAATTGTCTTTTTTAAACACTAATAAATCACTTTTTTTTTCTACCATTTGATTTTGATATAAATCACTAGTAGATTCAGGAACCCATACACCTTGTGGAGAACGTTGTAAAGAATGTATTTGATTTTTTAATATGGATTCATCATTTACTCTTGTAGCATATCCTGACCAAGGACCTTTTGAATTTCCTGGGTTAAAAGTATGTTCTATATTATAATTTAAATATGTTTGATTATCACTATAATCTGTATTTTTGCTTGGGTTTAAATCATATTTTGTTGATTTCGATCTACTAGATAATTGTATTTCAAGTGTATTGCTTGGTACATTTCTTGCAAATATTTTTTTATTAATATCGTTATTTATTTGTTTACAATCCATATATATATTTATCATTAAAATAAGTTATTAAAGAAATCTAAATAATAAATACTAATGAATGATAATGAGAGATTAAAATTAGATGAAATGATTAAAACAAATAATGCTTCTGATTATACAAATGATATTAGAGATAAAAAACATAGTGTTCCATTTAAGAAAGATGTTAATAAAATGTTGAAATTAATGAAAGATTATAAAGGTGATGAACTTGAAAATTTATTGTTGGTTGAATGTAGTTTTATTCATCAATATTATACTGATATATTCAATAAATT